TATAAGAAGAAAGCGAATACCTTTAGAGCGTGACTTATCATCACACCTCTTTTGCAGCGTGCAAGTCGTTATGCTATAGCTAATATAGGATATTTTAGGATAGATCACTTGAAGTGTCGTCGTGGACCACAAGCCTTTCAGGAAGTAATGAACCCGCCTTTAATTTGAATATATATGCGAACTAGCAGCCCACCTTGGTACCAACCGCCTCGGCCGAATGGGTAATATGGTTCGGCTCCCTGGATGAGTATCCTTCTTTATATGAAAATGAACACACCAAGAGAGACCAAGTTAGTGACGGATAACAAGCAATTAGGATCTGCCGAACAGGCCCCTAAAAAAAACCTCGACACAAAGAACCCAGAATTAACTCTTTCAGAGCTAAATTCCTTAACCCCACCTCACAAAAGCACCCATTCTTATACTGGTGCCAACATGAGAGATAAAAGGAGAATAGCACAAGATAAAATACGCATCCGAAGAGATAAGAAAATCAATTCTAGGGTGCGACCACAAAGCAACCTGAGACCAGAGATAAGTCTAATGCCCGATTTAGGGGCGGATGTATCTGGTGCGATCAATAATCTAGCTGATCTAGATATGGATTCAGTAAACGATCTACTAAAGTTTATGTCCGGTAAAGAAGTCAAAAGTACTATTGGTAATATTGACACACTGGTAGAGAAGCTTAGTAGTTCTAAGTTAACAAATGAAGATACGCAGAATGCTTTTGCCAATCTTGCTGTAAAAGCTGATAATGCTACTACCATTGTAGGAACTATGGTTGACAAGTGCTTTTCACTCTTTGATAACTTGTCTAAAGCCAAAGAGTTCCTGGGTCTAATTTCCATTGTAGCGAGTATTGATGCATGCGTTCGATTGAACAAAGATCAGACTTGCAAAAGAGCTTGGACGCAACTAGCAGTAGGGACAGTGTTATTCTCATATAATTTTGGAGGAGACGTTGTCGAAGCTGTTTCTAGATTTATCAATTCTAACAGACCACAAGATGGTGTTTCTGAGATGATAGATATCTCTAGGCTTCTGTCTCTTTTCCTGACATTTTCTCTACCGGAGAAACAAAGGAAATTGGCCGAGGAATTCTTTAAGACAGTCGGTAATTGGTCAAGAGCCACTAACGGTATTAAAGATATAGTTGCTATCGTCATAAAGACGATTGAAAGATTGTATAACTTCCTAATAAGGAAGCTATATGGACCCGGTGATTACCGTAGAATCTTTGCAACTAGTGATAACCCGTATATGGTTGAGATCACAGACTGTTCTGACTGGATAGAAAACAAAATCCGCAATGATGATTTTTCTGTCAATGAAGAGAATTTCCAGATGTTGGCTAATATAGTCAGTCTTCTTGAGAATATGCTGAAGCGTGTTCCTAGAAATAACGAGACCTCGAATATGATCCAGATACTCTTTAGGATGCATTCGCGTTATTCTAAGATGATGGATGTTATGTCAGGATATGGATTTACAAATGGTGGAGTTCGACAAGAACCAGTATGTTGCTTCTTCAGAGGCCCCCCTGATACAGGTAAGTCCATCCTCATGTCAATGTTGAGTACAGCTGTAACCCTCCGGGTGACCAACTCTGAACTACACAACCAAATAAAAGAGCATAACCATAATTATGTTTTTTACAAGAGATCCGGTCTTAAACATTTCGATACATATACTTCAAAACATATTGTAACAGTTCTTGATGACTTTGGACAGTCTGCCGATACCTCGACAGGTGAGGAGTCTGATTTTATGAGTCTTATAAACATGGTGAATTCTATCCCCTACCCCCTTCCTATGGCAGAGCTTGAGAAGAAAGGGAAAGTATTCTTTAATTCAAAATTTGTCTTTGCAACCACGAATTTAGATGTGATCAAACCTGTGTCCATTATAAGCCCAGAAGCTTTTAAACGCAGGATTCATATGCTAATTAGAATACAACCTAAAAGTGAATATTGTACCGATGGCAAATTTGACGTCAGTAAATTTCCGATTCAAGACGGCAAAACAGTTCTCTCACCTGAAATGTGTGACTATTATGAAGACATTTGGGGTGATGAAAGGGACAAAGCAGCCAATAAAGTATTGAGAAAGTTCAACTTTGAAGAGCTTATTGATGAATTAGTTGGCCTCCATGACAAGAAACGTGAAAATTATCAAAGTCTCGTTCAATTGCGTACTGGCTTGTTCTCCGAAGAACAGGCTACACCGCAAATAAGATTAGGAGACGAATTTCCAGATGCACCACCCTTCCAAGATGTAGATGAGGCAATTTCCGTGTCAAGCCCTAGAAGTAGAGCTGTACGTGAGATGGTTGGCCCCATTTTTACTTGGCATCAAATAGAATTTCTAGCACAACAGGTTGGAATAAACCATGGTACTAGTGCTCAGATGCTAACACACCTGTGCGACCATTATTGTGAAGCCATAGAGGGGATTGTTCAAGACTGGACAGAAGAGAGCCCCATTTTATACATTGGAAGATTTTCATTATATGTTAGAATGTCGAGAGCCCCCTCTTTACGTGCTATACCATTTAGTACTGAAGGTCTCAAACAAGTTTGTTCTAAACTAAGAGATTACATTATGTTGGGCATTGAAAAAGTTTTCATGCGCTTTATGTGGCTAATAGGAAACATTATAGCTAGGACAGGAAACTCTCTGGTCGTAGCTACGATGATTTTCGGCGTTATACAGGCAATGGTTTGGTTAATAAGCTATTGGATAGGAGCTATGGCGTGGAGAATGGTTGTTTCGATTATCAATTTCTTCATCCCCAATCTCATACCCCAAGATGGTTATAATACAGAAGTGAATTCCACAAAAATTGAGAGGAATTCACAAAAGATAAAAACCAGTTTACAGATGAAACCGCAACTTGGTAACGATCCGAATGGCTTTGATATCCTATCTTCTGTTATTAAAAGTAACTGCTATAGTATGTATTACGGAGATAAGAAAGTGGGGTATGTAACAGCAATAAAAGAGAGAGTTTTTATAATGCCTTGGCATTTTATAACGCATCTCTATGCTAGAGTGTCTCATAATCCTTCTAAACTGAACGACATCTTGACTCTAAAAAGGAACACGTCAGAGAGGGAAATTAGCTTCAACATATTTGTGTCCGACCTCATGGAATTTCATGAGGAATCGGAGCTACAGTTTAATGACTTAGTTTTAGTACAACTTCCTCGTACAGTACCTATGCATAAAGATATAACATCCTATTTTGCGGATGAACACCTGATGAAAACAATGTTAAACCAGGCAGATATTGTCCTTTCCTTCCCGGATTCACGTACCATTTCGAACGTGATTACCCAGGCGGATTTCAGAAATAATAAAAGAATTCTAGATGAGGATGGTACCTACTATGAGCTTAGAGAGTGTTTCTCCTATATAGGATTGAACACTCAGGTAGGCGATTGTGGGGCAGTAGCGTTATATCTAAATCCACGTATCGCTAAGAAAAAGATACTAGGATTCCATGTAGCAGGAAGCGCTGTCTCAAGAACCGGTTTCTGTGGTGCTGTTACTGAAGAAGCTCTTTTGAGAGCTATTTCGAGATTCAAAATCATAGAAGTACAGACTCCAGAAGGTACAGAAGAGATTATGCCTCAAGGGTTTATATCAGAAATTTTCATGCCTATGTGTACAACTAAGAAGATCCCCAGGGTTCCAGCAAAAAGTGATTTAATGAAAAGTCCTTTATATGGTGTATTTGCAGATGAAGCTGAGAAATTGGCACCTGTTCATATGCATAAGATAATGACTGATGAGGGACACAGAAATCTGTATACAGGGTTCACCTCTCACACTGTTCTCAACATTGATTATTCGAGTGAGGTAGCTGATGAACTTTGTTACATGAGGAACAACCAAGTCATAAATGTTATGCCTTCTGTAATCTCCTTTGAAGAGGCCTGTGAAGGTCTCGATGAGTGGATGAAAGGCTTAGACAGGAGTACCAGTACAGGTTGGCCTTATAATACTGATAGAAAGAGCTCGAAGAAAGCTTACTTTTTTGGTACTGAACCAGAGTTTAGCTACTCTAGGCCCAGTGCTATTCAACTACGAAGAGAAGCAGACTTAATGCTTGTGAATTGTGCCAGAGGTATTAGAGTTCCACAAATATATTCGGATTTTCCTAAAGATGAACTGGTGGCTTTGAAGAAAGCTCCCACCAAATTTAGGCCCATTAGTGGGGCCGGATGTGCGTATACTATAAATGTTAAAAGATATTATGGCAAATTCGCAGCCTATATAAATGCTAATAACATTAACATAGGTTATGCTGTAGGTATCGACCCTATTAAAGATTGGGATCTTCTTGCGAGAAAACTATTGAGTAAAGGAGAGGATATTGGAGCTGGTGATTTCAAATGGTATGACAAGCGCGAGCAACCCTGTATTATGTGGTCTGCACTGGATCTTATAAATGCGTGGTACGATGATGGAAAGGAGAATGCTTTCATCAGGACCATGCTATGGCTTGAGGTAGTTAACTCATGGCATGTCTTTGGTTCTGCAATTGTAGCGTGGATATTGGGTATGCCCTCAGGCAACCCCCTCACTATTATCATAAATTGTATAGTTAACAAACTTGCATTTAGAAAGTGTTGGAAAATACTCATGGTTACTCTTCCTTTTAATGAAGCTGTATACTTGGCTGTGTGTGGTGATGATAATGTCTTCTCGGTCCTTAAACATCTGACGCCTGTCTTTAATGAGTTTACTATAATTGAGCCCATGGCGCAACAGGGTTTCCTATATACCACTGAGTCCAAAGATGAACTCACGAGTTATGTTCCTAGAGGCTTGACAGAGGTCGAGTTTCTAAAAAGGGGATTCAGGTATTCACCTGAATTCCAGAGATGGATCTGTCCCTTTCGGCTTTCTACCGCACTTGCTTTGAGCTATTGGTACAGGAGAGGCGATGAGCTAATCCTTAAAGAGAAAGTTTGGCTCACTCTTAGAGAGTTGAGTCTACATGGAGAGGAGGTATTTAATAAATACTCGAAGCCTCTGCTAAAAGCATATGCTAAGCATACAAGAATGAGATATGGCTGGTTTCCTGCTGAAAATTACCTTGATGTTGTAGAAGACGTCTTCAAGGTTAGTATATCCAACCCCATAGAGTTTCCAATTCTAAAAACTGTCCAGATAAGACATAAAACTATCCCCATTGAGGCTAATGGTCCCCTTGCTTTACAGGACCATTCTGCTACTTTTCCTGAAAGTGGAATAAATGACTCTAAGCAAAGTCATAAAACTACAGCTAGGTACAGTCCGACCGTTCCCGTTCCGGTTAACGAACAGGCTTTTCATTGGACT